CGGAGAATTCTCCAATACCTCTCCTGGAAAAATCCAAGTATATATAGAAGATTATAATAAAGAAGATATTAAAGATAATAATATATTGGCAAAAAAAGTAAAGAAAGGTTTTGTGCCACCCACATTAGATGAAGTAAAAGTATTCTTTAGGGAAAATTGGTACTCGGAAGAAATAGCGGTTAGGGCATTTAAACATTACGAGGAGAATGATTGGAAGGACTCATACAACAACAAAGTTTTAAACTGGAAGAGCAAGATGAGGAATAATTGGTTTAAGGATCAATACAAGATACAGAATGAAAAGTTTAAAGTTAGGGATACATTCGGAAGCGTATTCTTTAAAACACAACAAGAAATAGATAAAGCTGAACCTGGATTTTTAAGAAAAATATGAGCAACTACCAAAAATTATCTGCCCTTGGAATTGTCTGCAAGGATACCTCGGCACAACAAAAAGTAAACTGTCCGTTCTGCAAAGACACGAGAAGTAACAAGAAGGACAAGAGTCTATCTGTAAATGTCGAGTTAGGTGTGTACAAGTGTCACTACCCAAACTGCGAAGCGTTTATGGGTAAGAGTGTAAACAAGTCGGACCGCAAGGTTGAGTACTTCATCCCTACATCTAAACTTCAAAAGGTGAGCGACAAGGTCCTCTCTTGGTTTGAGAAGAGAGGGATCTCCAACAACACTTTGCTGAAACTAAAAGTTACGGAAGAGGAATGTTTTTTCCCTCAAGCCGGAGAGAATAGAAACGCCATATGTTTTAACTACTTCCGAGGAGGTGACTTGGTTAACATCAAGTACAGAGACGCGGCAAAGAACTTTCGGATGGTTAAGGATGCCGAATTGATTCTGTACAACCTGAACTCCATAGAAGGCTATGACTGGTGTGTAATCGTTGAGGGTGAAATGGACGCTCTATCTTTGGAGGAAGCTCAAATTTACCCTGTCGTAAGCGTTCCTAATGGAGCAACGAAAGGAAATCAAAACCTCAAGTATTTAGATAACTGCATTGATGCGTTTGCGGACAAGGATAAGGTAATCATTTTTACCGATAATGACTCAGCAGGACTCTCTCTTCGTGAGGAATTAACACGAAGATTGGGACGCGAGAAGATTTGGTATGTGAACATACCCGATGGTTGTAAGGACGCTAACGAAATATTAGTTAATTACGGAGTAGAACTTCTTCAGAAGGTAGTTGCAGAAGCCTATCAAATACCAATAGAGGGCATTGAGAAAGTAAATGACGTGAAGGAGAAAATATCTGACATATATCTTAATGGGTTTCCTCATGGGTTGAAAGCAGGGTTTAATCAATTTGATGAGCATATCTCGTTTCGAGGGTCAGAGTTCACCATCATCACAGGAACACCCAACGCAGGAAAGTCAACTTTTCTGAACAATTTACTTGTCAGATTGTCTGCGAAACATTCGTGGAAGATAGCAATGTTTTCCCCAGAAAAGCAACCTACAGAGATACTTTTTTCTGAACTTGCTGAAATATTTATCGGTAAGCCTTTCTTCTCATTTGTACCTACCGCAAAGATGTCTCAAGAGGAGGTGGATAAGGCTCGTGACTTTGTAGAAGAGTTTTTCTTCTTCATGAAGATAGATGAGATGGATGTTACCATTGATGGTATACTAGACAAAGCAGCTGAACTTGTGAAGAGGAACGGAATCAATTGCCTTGTGATAGATCCTTGGAACTATGTTGAACACCAAGTCCCAAAGGGAATGAGTGAGACACAGTATATCTCAGAAGCACTCACAAAGGTTAAACGATTCAAGGATCGTTACGGAGTCCATGTCTTTGTTATTGCACACCCTACAAAGATCAGGAAGGAAAACGGAGTGTATGTTATGCCTACGCTTTATGATATAGCCGGATCTGCTCACTTCTTCAACAAGTGTGACAATGGCTTTGTTGCATATCGAGACTATGTGTCTGGGCAAACTCTCATCAACATCCAAAAGATACGTTGGTCCTTCATTGGCCGGGTTGGAGAAGTTCCTTTCATTTACGATGTGAAGACAAAAAGATTTGCAGAGGTTGGTGATGATAGTAGAGGAATCCTACTAGATGAATACGAAACAAGACAACAAGAATATGAAGACGAAGACATACCATTCTGATCCAGCATTTCAGTATGGCCTTCGACAAGTCGCAATCACTAAACTGAAGGACGGAGAGTTAATTGGCTCAAATCAAGACTTCTACGAAAACATTGAGGCTGTTTATATCTGTGTTGATAAAAAATATGTTGAAATAGTTGAAGTTTTATTTGGATTTTGTGAAAAGAATGTTAGATATTTGCGAAACAATAACATAATCGATAAAGAAGTAAAGGATGAAATTAAGACTAAAGCGAATAAAAGGACTTGTAAAGAACTTGGTATCGACAAGCCGATCAACACTCAAAGTTACAAACGCAAATATTTTCAAAATCTGTACAAGTTCGTATACTGGGACTTCATCCAAAGACACACACTAGAACAAGTTAAAGAAATTTTTAATAACCTATAACAATAAGAATGGAAGTAAAAGAAAGAAAAGTTCGGTTTGGTGATATCTTAGAGTATGTGCCGAACGATAAAAAAGAAATGTTTATTCATGACTTGGTAATCTTCGTTCCTCATTTAAAGGAGGAAGCTGATAAAATTAGCCATGTGATTTACAACGTGTCAATAGGGACTAATATGAGAACCTATATTGACCTAATGAAAGATATCGCTAAGAAAGTTTATAACTCGCCAGGTGATTCAACTAGAAAGAGAGAGAATATTCTTTACAGACAACTAGTTTATTGGATGATGCACAAAACATTGCCGGTTACATTGGCAGGCATTGGTAGTGAGTTTGAAAATAAAAACCACGCTACAGTATTGCATGGTATTAGAACATTTGAAAACACTGTTGAGACATCTTGGAAGGATAGGATGTTGATACAATATTTTGTTGAGAAGATGGAAGAGAACGGATATCCTCAACCTAAAGAAGCACTTTCAGACCTATACTTTAAACTTAAAATTCAAAAATAAACTATGGAAATCACAATTCAAAAGCCACACAAGACAGAATATTTCTTTAAAGGAGAAATTACTTTAGACGTGAAGTATGAATACACGCTGGTTAAATCTGTAACTGCGGAAGGAACAATTTACGGAGTGTCTGCTCATCTATCAATAGATGAGACAGATAAAAGTGATTGGAGCGAAACAAAACAAAAGTTTGTTCAAGATATTATCCGTAAACACTACGAGACATATGGAGCAGAATAGTACTCACAACATAGATCCTCACTACGAGATTAAGGACTCCAAGATACTCACCAAGTTAATTGAGGACCTTAAAAAAAGAGAGAAGAAAGGGTATCTCCAATACGGAACAACAGTGGACCGAACTGATTACGACCACCTCATGTGGTTACAAGAAGCCTATGAGGAATGCCTTGACATGGCTGTTTATTTAAAAAGTGCAATCGAAAAAATAAAAAACAAATGAGATACGGATCAGTATGTTCGGGAGTAGAAGCCGCTACGATGGCTTGGCATCCACTAGGTTGGAAGGCGCAATGGTTTTCAGAAATAGAACCCTTCCCATCAGCTGTCCTACAGCACCATTATCCAGAAGTTCCCAACTTAGGGGACATGACTTTAATTCACTCAAACCCTATATTTAATGAAACAACTATCGATGTTCTCGTTGGAGGAACTCCCTGCCAATCATTCTCAGTTGCAGGTCTCCGAAAAGGAATGGAAGACCCTCGTGGCAACCTGGCCCTTGAATTCTGTCGCATTGCTAACAAAGCAAAACCCCAGTGGATCGTTTGGGAAAATGTCCCCGGTGTCTTGTCAAGTAACGGAGGAAAAGATTTTGCTTCCCTCCTCGGGGCGTTGGGGGAACTCGGGTATGGGTTCGCCTACAGAGTTTTTGACGCTCAACACTTTGGAGTCCCACAAAGACGTAGAAGAGTCTTTCTTATCGGATATCTTGGAGACTGGAGACCTGCCGCAGCGGTTCTATTTGAGTCAGAAAGCCTGTGCAGGAATATTACGGAGAGCAGAGGTAAGAGGGAAAAAGTTACCCGAGCGATTGAAGGAAGCTCTACTACATACCGTAAATCAAGCCGAGCAACAACCAAAGACGGATTAGAGACATGGGTTGAAGACGATGTGTCAAACACTCTTAATTGTTTTGACGTTGGTGATGTTAGATCAACTGTGTCTGTTGTAGAACCAGACTCATGGTGGGACGGAGGTCAAACAGCCGCAAGTTTAACTACTCGTTGTCACGATCAGTATATGCCCGACAAAGGACACTTCTCTGCGGTAATTCAAAAAGATGTTTACGAAAATCATCCTAACGATAGCAGAGTTAAAGAAATGGGAGAGACAAGTAGTACAGTAACATCTCGTTGGGGTACAGGCGGTGGTAACACACCAATAGTTTCTGAAACAAAGTGGTTACCACCAAATGAGTCTGAAACAATAGGTACTCTTTTAGCAAGAGATTACAAAGGCATTGGAAATGAAGATCTTGCTGATGGTAGGGGATTAGTCGTTTCCGAAAATAAAACAATTGTGTTGGATAGAGCTTCTTTCAACCAAGGTCAGAACGCTCAATACGAACCTAAAATTGAAGAGTCTGAAACTTCTCCAACATTAGTTGCTAAAGGTCCACACGCTGTATTTCCTGTTGCCGTTGATATGTACAATATGAGCATCAACGAGAAGACTTCTCAAACCTTATCGTCCTCCGCTTCGGATATCAACCACACTGGTGGTACAATTACGAACGCAAGAGTTCGTAGGCTAACTCCTGTAGAATGCGAGAGGTTACAAGGATTCCCTGATAACTTCACAAACATCCCATACCGAAAAAAACCAGAGTCTCCAGATGGACCAAGGTACAAGGCGATGGGCAACTCAATGGCTGTTCCTGTAATGGCGTGGATTGGAAAGAGAATTCAAGAAGTAAGTGAAACAATTAATCAACAGAACGATGTCAACAAAAAGTAGAAAATTATTTATATTCTTATTGTCGGTTATCATAACTTGCCTAGCGTTAAGTTGCGACATAAGTAACTACCACCCAATACAAAAAGAAGACCACCAAATGTTTAAGGCCACTTACATACCCAGGGATACTGTGTATGTAGATCCAGCAACTGTAGGCACAACAACTGACCCTGAATATTAAACACTATGAACAAATTTCTAATGGCGGCTGTAATTATAACAGCGATAATAGTATTCCTCTCCTACTTTGGGGGTGATGATAATGAAAAAGGATTACAGTCATGACAATTACACTAAACGAATCAGAGGTTCACTTCTTGAGAACTCTTGCTTCTACAAGAGCATTTGTAAGCAGAAAGAAGAATGTGGTGGATCAGAAGTTCGCCTCAGATAAGTCGGGGTACGAAATAGACTTCGATGGATGCCTATCTGAGTACGCATTCTGCAAGTGGCATAACATTCACTTCAGCCTATCTTTTGGAGACGATACAGCAGGTCAACCAGACTGCGTGTATAAGAATTTGACTATTGATGTCAAAAGCACTCGCCTTCCTCAAGGTCGTATGATTGTCAAGTTAAACTCTCAGCCGATGGATATGTATGTACTCGCCATAGTTGAAAATGATTACACGATCCGTTTTGCTGGATACTCTCGTTCAGAGGATGTGAAAAAAGAAGAGAACATCCGAAACCTCGGGACAGGTGACTCGTATGTTCTCGACCAACATCAACTATTAAAATTTAAAGAAAATGCACACAAAAAAAATTAAGAAGACTTTCTTCCACGATCAGGAGGAGGGAAAGTTTTTAGAAGTGTCAGAATGGGCCAATGGCGCAGGGGTTGATATTGCCATAACCAACGACAAGGGCAGACAATTGATCCCTCTCTCCTATAGAGACGCAAAGAACCTACGAAGATTAATCAGATATATACTAAGACCAAATGTTGATTAAAGGCTATTATATCGAAGCAGAGGAGGTTTTAACCAATAGTGGTGATATAACCTTCTTCGACCTAACTCCAACAGAGCAGTTAGTGAGGACTATGTTCGACATTCGGGACGTGATGTCTATACGGCAGATTGACGAGTTGATTACGGATTACGTTATAATAGAAATAGGCATGGGAAACCCACGCCTATTCAAAACTTCTTATGACTCAATAAAGTCTATCTTTATGAACCGAGACTCTATCTAGTCCATTCTTTTGGACCGCGACAAGACTTTGGAACAATACTGAAACCACCTTTTCCTTTCTTGTTAGGATTGGTTGTAGTCATATTCTTTTTACCACCTTTATCTGGCTTAACTTTATCTCTCCAATCTTTTGGTTTTTTAGTTTCAGGTACACCTTTGTATTCAATTTTACCTTTTTGCTTTTCAATACCTTGGTTTACCGCTTTATTTTGTCTTCTAGTTAATTCACCAGCAGCATTTTTTCTTTGCTCACGTTTTGACCCGGTGCTTCCTGGATATGTTGGATCTCCTGTAATAGGGTTAGTCTTCGCAGTTGTTTTCATTGTTGCCATTGTTTAATGTTTTTTAACCTTTTCTATAAGTTCCGTCTGAGTTTTGTATAAACTTAACGCCTCCTCTGATGTAAGTTTTATTCCCTACTACTGGTTTTGTGGTGTATGGATTTACTTTCTTCTCTACAACTCTTTTTCCTGGAGTAGGTGTGCTTTTAGGAGAGTTGCTTTTAGGAGTTGCACTCATTTTTGATATTTTTTTAATAGCCATGTTATTTTTTATTTTTTCCGTATAAAGGTTTGAATCCTGATCCCATTCCATAAGCCACAACAGCATTTTGAATACCTACAGCAACTCTTTTAGGAAGTTGTTTTGCTTTATATGTCCTTGTTTTATTCAAAGCACTTCTTTCAACTTTTTTACCACTCATGGTGTTAACTTTATCACTATCTAAAATAGTGCTGTTATTCTTACGAGCATTCTCTTGTGCTTTTTTATTTGTAGCAAAAGCGTCTCTTTTTTTCGTAACCTCTATATCTTTTTTGGTTACCAAAACTCTTTGATTAGGATTAGATGAAGGCATATATTTTCCATCTTTTCTTTTCAAGAATTTATCTACATTTTTTGTTTTAACGGCTTTTACATCTCCCTTTGATTTCCATATACCCTTGTACCCAAGTTCAGGGTTGGTTGTATTTCCACTTCTAACAACCACAGTTCTTTTTGGAGAGATAGAACGAGTTTTAACCACTTCTTTTCGAGTAGTAGTTGTACCTCTTTTATTATCTCTTTCAGTTGTGATGTTTGTCTGCTTATCCTTAACTTGACCAAAGATATTTCTTCTACCTCTATAGTCCTTATTTGGATTTTCAGCCTTTTTCTTCTTGTCGATACTTGTAGCCATAGTTTAATATCTTCTTGGTAAGTTTTTTCCTTTATATGCCTTTGCAGCCTTTTCCTCTAAAGGTATATTTTTTTTAACTCTACTTACAGTGTTAGGATCTTCCATGTAAGTTCTTACAGTAGATTTCTTTCTATTAGTTTTTGGGTTATCATCCCAATTTTTAGTCCTACCAGCAGATCCAGTATACTTTGTTTTATTAGTAACGTCAATAGAATCGTTTTTTCTATTCACCTTTATTTTACTAGTAGAAACTCTTTTACCGATATCCACCTTTTCAAAACGCTTCGTGCCTGTAAACGGGTTTCTAATTTGAGTTGTTCCCTTTAAATTAGTCTTAACCTTTTTTTTAGCAACGAAGTCTCCTGTAACTTCACGAGTTTTAGTATTTGGGCTTTTTGTGATTTTAACATCACGACCCAACAAGTTTTTTCTTGTAATTATTTTAGCCATTGTATCTACGAGGTAAGTTAGATCCTTTGTACGCCTTCTTAGCACTCTCTCTAACTGAAAGTTTGTTTTTAGTAACCTTTGCTTTTTCAGGGTTTACATTAAACGCCTTAGCAGTCTTTTTCTTTCTACTTGTCTCAGGATTAACATCAAGCATACGACTTCTGCCTGCTGCTCCAGTGTACTTGGTCTTGTTAATAACATCGACCATTTGCTCTCTAGGAGAAACAACCATCTTACTTGTAGTTATTTTTCTTCCTCCAGTCTTAATGTCCTTAGTTACTGTTGTTTTGGCTACACGATTGCCGGTTACTTCACGAGTTTTCTCATTACCTGCGCGAGTAATCTTCACGTCACGACCTAAAAGGTTCTTGCGTGTTTTTACTGATGGTTGTTTCATTTTATTTATATTTTAACAATTAAATTATTAGTTGACTGAACCACTTCATACACGTCTACTTGAGCGTGTAAGTAGGTCACAGATGCGCCTGCAGCATTCATTACATCTCTGTCTACCTCGTAACATAAATAACTAGTGGTGTTCATGTAGTCAACGTCAAATGGGAAGTTATTTGCAACATAACTTTCGATATCCTCGTCCAACCCATCGTTAGCAACAACAACCGAACCCTGTGTTGGAGATACGTTTGGTATTGTGCTTGTGATTCCTTGCACAATGACTGATTTAATATATTTTATTTTGTAGAAGTCATATAAACCTGTAGCTCCAGAAGCTATTACTCTTCGGGCATTTGTAGATCCTTCTAAACCTGTAGTACTTGTAACCATCTCTTTAAATATTTACACAAATATACTATTTTTTTATTAACAGTTCCACTTTTTTAGAGAAAGTGCTTTTCTTGTCGGTCTACCTTTTTCGTCCTTCATTGGACCGGGCATACCCGACATTCTAGCGCAAAAAGACTTGCGTCTATTAGCGTCCTTACTACCTGGTTTTAGTTTAGATGGTTTGGTAGTCACAGCGGTCTGTAACTTAGATCCGGGATTAGCGGCTCTATAAGAGGCCACCCCCTTTTTGTTGAGGCCACCCTTTGGGTCTTTGCCTTCCTTTCTTTGCCAACTTGGACTTTTATATTTTGCCATCTTCTTTTTCTTTTACAGCTTTGCAAAATTTAACTACATCTTCATGATTAAATTCTGATTTACAAACATTGTACATATATACAACAACTTGGACATTTTCCTTTAAGTATGGCTTAGAACTATCTATTCTATCTATAGAGGGTACCCAAGGATTTTTTGCATGAGATGAGGGATTTGACTCTGTCTCAAGATCAAATTTAATACCTGTTACCTCACAATAACCATTTTTAATTTTATCATATATCCAATTTGTGTCAAAATCTGGTTTAGGCCAACCCATAACTTTTGCTCTTTTGCCAGCATTACCTCTTAGTCTTTGAGATCTTAACCTATCAGGATTATTCTTTTCCCATTCTATTTTACTACATCTATTACACCTGCCATTACCACCTTTAGAAAATAAAAGTTTGTCACCTTCTCGGTTACAGTCTATGCATTTTTGTAATGCAGCGGTTGCCATTACTTTTTTCTTTTGGTTTGAGACTTAATAACCCTCTCCTGTTTTAACATAGCGGCAGTAGGCTTCTTGCCTGATCCTTTGTTAGCACGAATGTTGTCCCAAAGTCCTCTTGGAGAC